TTGATATATTAATATCGGAGTTACGAAGTTTGATCAAAACCATCAATGATGCTACCATCATAGTTCCTATGATTAAAGATTACTATGATGTAGGAATTAAAAACGATGAACAGTTAGTTAAGTTAGCGTCTGTTGTACAACGTTTGGTGGCTAAAGGTGAAGCTAGCGGCGAAGGTTCTTCTATGATATTAAGTGAAGACGAACGTAAACAATTGATGGAGGAAGTTATAACAATCAGTAAAGGCGAATAATATGGTAAGCACAGACGTATCCAAATCAAATAAATCACCACAGTTAAATGATCAACAAATAAAAGATTTGGTTGATATTCGTTCACCCATACAACTTGCTGTCGTAGTCGATATAATTTTTGACGAAAATCATATAAAATTACTAGATGCGTATAAACAAAAAATAAATCCGCAAACGGTTCCGCTTAATTATAAGAATGAACCGGCAAATGAAAATGATGTGGATTTTTCTTATATTGGGCGTGCTAAAGTAAGAATATTATCACAAGAAAAAAAGTCATCATTTGAAAAATTACCTTGGGCTATACCACTGGAACAAACCATCACACAATATCCACTGATTAATGAATTGGTATTGGTGCAAAAGGTTGGAAACAATTATTATTATAGTAAACCATTAAACAAATTCAACTTCCCCAATAATATTGATTATACAGTTGAAACAGTATATAGCGAAGAAGGAAAGCCGGCTGTGCCTTTTTATTTTGATGGTAGTATTAAAAGAGCCACTTATACATCCGCTCCAATTTATTCGAAGTATAATAATATAGGATACGTAGGAGATTATTTTATTTCAAATCCATTTATACGATTAGTCAAGAAAAATGAAGGTGACACTATAATAGAAAGTAGATTTGGTCAGTCAATTCGATTTAGTGCATATGATGATAATAGACAAAATGATAAAGGTATATATCCATCTTACAATTTGAATGAGTTATTGAGAGAATCAATCGACGGTGGATATGGTAATCCTAAACTTACTATTAGAAATAGACAACGAAATATTGCTTTGGATGAACCACAACAATTACATCCTAAGTTGCCACCTATTCCTAAAATTACACCAATTGAAAAGAATTTTGGCGGACAAATACCAGAAGATATTAATAACGATGGATCCACCATTCAATTGACAAGTGGTAGAACGTCGAGCGATTGGAAAACTACAGTTTATAAAAGTATATTTGGTAAAACGCCAAATGGAGAACCAACCGAAGAACAAGTAAGATTCAATCCAAAAAATTCTACTCCATTTGTATTTCCAACTTTAAATCGTGATCAAATTGTAATAAATACGGATAGGTTGATACTAAGCAGTAGATTCGCAGAAACACTACATTTTAGTAAAAAACGTTATGCCGTAACAACTGATAGTGAATATACAGTTGATGCTAATGATAATGTAGTTATTACTACAAATAATACTGCTACTATAAATGCGCCACAAATATTTTTGGGTCAATATGGTGAAACTAATGAACCAGCATTATTAGGTCAAACAACTGTAGACTGGATGTATGATCTTTGTAATTGGTTATTGGATCACGTTCATTGGCATCATCACGTACATCCACATCCACATACACACCCTAGATCAGGAAATGCAACTCCAGAAAATACAAAAGATGCTAATCCAGATCAAACACAAATACCAGTACAACAAATCAAACTACAATTATTAAGAGATAATTTACACAAGACACTGAGTAGACGAGTATTCGTTACTGGTGGCGGTTATGCGCCTGGCAGCAATGGAGTTAAACCAATCGGAAGTGGCGGAGAATGTAAAGATCCAGTGGTAATAAATACTGTTACAGGAGCTGGAGCTGTGGGTGATTTCAAAGGTAGAAATCGTCGTGAAGGTCCAGTACAAGTTGAATTTGAATTTCAAGATTAATTATGAGCGATTATTATATAGCCTATGAGGAAACTGTAGCTTGGAATGGTAGCGTTTTTAATGCTAATGAATATAGAAGAGCTATAAACTCATTTTATTCAAAAGTTGATCTTGTAAAGCCAAATGCAATAGTGGAGGATGATGCTCCGATCCCAAGTTTTTCTATAAAAAATTTGTCTCCAGACGCAAATTTTCCTAATGAATTGGGTTTTAATTTAAGTGGAAAATTTTCAACATCCAAACGAGATGAATTAACCGGACAGTACACATCATATGTCACTTTAAGTGGAGACGTTAAGGTTCCAAGACAAACATCTAGTGGAAAAACACTGAAGGTGATTATAGCATCGGATTTTAAATCCACACGTGGTTATGGAAAGACTTCCGGTGAAGCTTTCAATAATGCTTTTAAACAACTAAGAGAATCTTTATTACAAACTTTAGCTGATCAAGTTGGTGGTTCTGGTAGGGGAATTAAAGTGGAACGACAAGATCCATTTACTGATCCAGATCCCGCTTTAGTAGGACCACCTACACAAACGATATCAGGAATTGCCAATAAAGCTCCTGTAGTAGATAATCCCAATATAAAACTTCCGTCCCAAGAGGTAAAGTCGTTAGATCCAAATGTAGCACAACAAGCAGCCTCAAAAGCCCAGGACGCAGCGAGTAGTGCTACATCTCAAGTACAAAGTGCAGCTGGAGGATTAACATCGCAGGTTCAAGGAGTTACAGATCAAGCACAAGGAGCAGCTGGTCAAGCACAAGGTGCATTAGAAGGAGCAGCTGGTCAAGCACAAGGTGCATTAGAAGGAGCAGCTGGTCAAGCACAAGGTGCGGTTAGTAATGTTCAGGAATCCGCAGGAGGGGTACTTAGTAATCTTTCATCAGGAGTTAAAGGTGCAATTGGCGGAGGTGCTTTAGGAGCAGGTATTGGAGCATTAGCAGGCGGTGGAAAAGGAGCATTGATTGGGGCTGGCGCTGGATTGGTCGCGGGTGGAATAGCCGGAAAGATAATGGATAAACTTAATCCAGACGGAATCAAACCGGATGGATTGGGTAAAGATTGGTCGCCTAATAAGTTTAGTCCTAAATCTATAGCTGGTAATGAAAAATTTGTTAATGCTAAAACAGGTATGGTTGAATCCACATCCAAATTAGCTAAAGGGTTAAAAGGTGGATTGTTAGGTGGTGCTCTTGGTGCTGGAGTAGGGGCCTTAGCTGGAGGCGGTAAAGGAGCATTAATAGGCGGATTGAGTGGTACAGCACTTGGTGCCGGATTATCCGTTGGTGGTGTAACAGGAGCAGCATTAGCCGGGGGTGGATTAGGAGCCGGAATAGGTGGAATAGTTGGGGGTGGAAAAGGTGCTTTAATTGGAGCTGTATCAGGAGGATCAATTGGTGCAGCTGCTGCTAAATTAGCAAGTGTTCAAAAAGGAATGCCTAAACCAAATATACCAAAACCACCCAGTACACCCCGTATCAAGACTGTCAAGATACCCAGACCATCTGATACAAAAGGCGCACAAGCATTATTAAATTTACCTAAATCTCGTTTGGGTTAATAATTATATATAATAATATGAAAATAGATATATTAAAAGAATTCATTAAGAAAACAGTGCAACAAGAGGTACGAAACGTAGTACAATCTGAACTTAAACTTCAATTGGCAGAAATATTCTCTAAAGAAGTTATACAATCCAAGAAAAAATCATCTGATTCTGATTTAGAACAACAAATTCTAAAAGAATTGGATGTGATGAATGAATCTACGGTTGTTGAGGAACCAGTTAAACCCACGAAAAAGTTTGTAAAGTATACCAGTAATCCAATGTTGAATGATATTTTAAACCAAACCACTGGTGGTGTACCACAAGAAGGCAGTATGGTTAGTATGATGGGTGGATATGGAAACAGTACACAAGAAGTTATTACAGAAACCAAAGTGCCTGAAAATGCTCCTGCTCCTGTAAAAGGAGTTTATTCAGCGATAAACAGAGATTATCGTGCTTTACTAAAAGCAGTGGATAGTAAAAAGTCTAAGGTTTAATTATGGCTAAAAAAGCACTAGGACTTAAAATACCGTTTAGATTGGGTCAAGATGGTTATTTTGAAACAAATACTGATACTATTTCACAAGTTTCTAGTAATATACGGAATCTTTTATTAACCAAACCTGGAGAACGCAGGTTTAATAATGCATTTGGTTCTTCATTATATAAAGTGTTGTTTGATCAAAATGAATTGGGTGAAATGTTACCGATGTTAGTAAATCTTATTCAAAATGATGTAAATAGATTTATGAACGGTATAATAGTTGAAGACGTTAAAGTTCAATTATTGGAAAATGATGTTGTAAATAATAATTATAATAAAATATTTATAAAAGTAGCCTTTAGTTACAAAGAATTACAATCCACAACTGAAGTGATCATCACAAACAATAATATATAATGCAACAATTAATTAACAAAACCTTCAAGGCTAATACAAAAGACGTTTTGTATTTAAATCGTGATTTTACTTCTTTAAAACAACAACTGATTGATTTCACTAAACAGTATTATCCACAAAGTTATAAAGATTTTAGTGAAAGTTCACCAGGCCAAATCTTTATCGAACAAGCGTCTTTTGTGGGAGATGTATTGTCATATTACACTGATTATCAATTTAAAGAAAGTTTTATTCAATTTGCGGGTGAACGTAAAAATATTATAAACCAAGCTCAATTTTTAGGATATAAACCAAAAGTATCTTCGGTATCATCCACTAATGTAGAATTGTTTCAATTGTTGCCCGCGACACGTACTTCGGGGGTTAATGGCGAATATGTACCCGATGAACGATACTGTTTGATTCTAAAACCATATACGCAACTATCTAGCGTATCAGGTGTGTCATTTATAGTCGAAGAAAGTGTAGATTTTAGTCAAGATACTTTATTTTCACCAAGACAAATAAGTGTTTACAATCGTGATAATACAGGAGCACCATTATTTTACCTGATAAAGAAATCCACACAATGTTATTCTGGTAGAATAACAACAAAAACATTTAGTGTTGGCGATCCACAATCATTTTTAAA